ATTCGTCAAGTTGAAGGCTATCGTAATTATGATAAATCTGAGTTTGACAAGCCTTCTGCATTGCTTGATGGTGATGATGCGAAACTTGAAGAATTGTGGAAGAAAGAATACTCACTCAAAGAGTTTCTTGATCCTAAGAACTTCAAATCTTATGATGTATTGAAAGCAAAACTTGATAAGGTGTTAGGTCTTGATGGCGCTGCACCAGTATCTAAAACTAAAGCGGTTGATGAGAACTTTACACCAAAGACATCACCTGATTTAGACGGAGATGATGAACTTGATTACTTCAAGTCACTAGCTTCAGAAGAGTAAAAGATAGATCCCGCTTCGGCGGGGTTTTTTATGTAGTCTGTCTTTCAATTAAAAACTTGATAGCTTTCATTTCTCTTTCACGAAGATCACCACCAGGTCTACTAAATGTATTATTTTGATTTATCACTGTAGACAAATCTGTAAACGATGGACGACCTTTCATAAACAAATCTTCAAGCATTCTTAGTCCGGATGATAATTGATTTGATGCCGCATCTAAAAGTTGACCGCCAGTTTGTGAAGCTTGAGATATTGCGGGTCCTACTGTACCAGCTGCACCTTTAATATCTTCAACTGCATTTGCTGCCATTGTTTTAATAACACTAGCTTCTTTTCCACCACGAATTGCTGTAGCAATTGTAAAACCTTCTTTAGGATGTTTTCCTGAAGAAACTTCACCGTGTCCATAACTTTCTGATTTTGGAAAACCATATTTTTTAGCAAGCTGTTCTTCCAATGATGATGCTGCTGCCAACTGTTCTGGCGTAACATCAGTATCATCTTTAGCGACCATTGAAATACTAATAGTATTAGAATTATTCAATTCTGGTTTCTTATTTGTGTGTCCTGCATGCCAACCAACTAAATTGTCTGGCAAAACATTTACAATTCTACCATCACGATCAACCAAATAGTGATAAGAAAGTTTTCTACTCTGTAAAGTTTTTATTGCAATATCTAATCCTCTTCCGCCCGTATGGTGTATGATTACACCCTTCGTTGATCTTCTAGGTCCACCAAAACCTAGTCCTTCAACTTTACGACTTTCAATATTAGCTGGAACATTGGGCATAGAAGCAGATGTGGGTGCTGTCATTGGTGTTGCTGGCGCTGTTGGCGATGAAGATGCCGGCGGTGCTGGTGCTGGTGCTGGTGCCGATACTGGAGTAGGCATTGCAGCAGACGATGATGACGATGATGTTTTTGTTGTTGATGGTGTCGCTGCTGGTGATGATGTAGAAGATGTTTTTGTTGTTGTAGATGATGTTTTTGTTACTGGCGCAGGTGCTGTTGTGGGTGCAACAACTGGTGCAGCAACTGGCGTTGGTGCAGTATCTGGATTATCTTTCAACCATTGCTCAACTTCAGCTTTAATTTCTGAGTAATAACCACCATCTTGTTTTTCACCGTCTGTGGATACAAATAATAGTTCGTAAATTGCGTAAAACATCATTAGTGTGTCAACAGTAGCAAGAACTAACATTATCGCTGTGACTATACCTCCTGTAGCAACTCCAGCTGCCGCCATCGCAATTCTTGATAATATTACAACTACTTTTTCTCCAAGTTTTGCTGCTACTCTTTGTGCTACTTTTTTTAAGATTTTTGGATTTTTACCAATAGCTTTAAATATTCTACCCGTAGACTGAACTCGTTTTACAACCCAATCTTTAAGTCCATTTCCTAAACTTGCGGCTTTTTTGAGAACTCTTTCTCCGAAATCAGTAATCTTACCAAAAACTTTTTTTGCACCCTCTTTAGCATCGTCATATAAACCACGAAAAAAATCTCCTGTTTTACTGAGAATAGATTTTTCATTTTTTGGAGGTGCTGAGGGTTTTGGTTTACCTCTACCTTTTCTATCTCCGTCAGGTAAGTCTAAATCCATGCAGTCACATGCTGAATTTTTGAGATCCTGAAAACTCATACCAGAGAGTGCTTTACCCTTTTCTTTCAAATAAAAACCAAACACTGTCCAAGCCGCTGCCAACGCACCCATTTTAGCGACCCATAAAAAACCTTCTTTTGCTAAAGTAAAGCTTTTGCCTGTTTCAGGATCTTTAAATTCTGTTGTAAATACTTCAGTAATAAAACTCCATGCTGCAACAAATATTTCTTTTAAACCACCCGATACTCTAGGATCAATACCACCAGCAAAAATTGATCCTAATGTTTGAAGTGAAAGAATCAGTGCATTTTTTATCTCTACAAAAACATCAAATGTTGTTTGTTTAATTGTTTCCCAATTATCCATAACCAACTTTGATATAATTCCATAAGATGCTTTTATTCCTTCAACAACAGCTTTGAACACTGCAACAACAACATTTTTGAGAGTGCCTAATACTTCACTATCACTTAAAAGACTAACTGCAAGTGTTGCAGCTGCCACAATTAAAGTACCTATAAATTTAAAAAAAGCAACAGCCAAATCATAAATTGATCTTTGAACATTAGAATCCGAAAAAACATCACTAACAAATGAGATTGTTTTTTTAATTAAATCAACTATTGCGGATAATGAACTTTTAATAAATTTAAAGATGTATTCACCAATACCCGATTTCTTGATTATTGAAAATAAACCAGCTATACCAACAAGGGCAAAAAGTGCTTTCATTAGTCCACTGAGGCCAGCTATAATACTCAAAAGGGATAGTTGAGAATTATCTTTTGTGGAAATTTTTTTTACTTGAGTTGGCTTTTGAAATCTGGATTTATACGATTGTTGTTTTGACCGAGTATCGTCAAACTTATTTTGCAGTTTTTCTTGTTCTTTTATTTTTACAATTTTTAAAATGCTTGATTGTACTTGCTTAAAGTCTGAAGCAATAGAAGCAAAAGCTGGAGCTATTTGAACCATTTTTATACTTTTCTGATTTTAGCTAAAAGGGCTTCATCATGCACTGATGGAGTTTTTTCATCATCCGCAACATTATCTGTGGTGCTTACGTTTTTAGATGCATCAGCAAAAATTGGAGTTGAAAATGCATCCAAGAAACTCTTATCTCTTAAAAGTGCTTGAAGTTCAGTAGATGCGAATCCAAGTTTGCCTCCAGTAGCTTTGTCCAAATCTGCTAAACCTGTTGATATGGCTCCTACTAATGTGCTTACTGCACTTCCTCCATCATTTTTAGCACCAGTATCGGATGACGCTGTTGATGTTGGCTCTTGAGGCTGCATTGAAGGCGAAGTCATGTCAAAAGATTTTGATGCCATCTCCATTGATTGTGTTGGTATAGGCTTGCTTGGTCTTTGTTCGTTTGGCGTATAAGCAGCCACTGTTGTTGGTGAGCCACCAGTTAATAAAGGATCATAGCCTCTAAAAATATCTGCACGTAAATCTGCGTGTTTAGCATGATGTTTACTTTCTACCGTCATGCCATTTTTTTGGTATGTTCTTGCTTTCTGCTGAATTATTTGTGCAGCTTTATTCATATCACCAGATTTAATTGCATCAGCAAGGTCTTTTGTAATTAGACCTGGACCGCCAGCAAAACTCAAATCCATTAATGCATATTGTTGCATAGGATTCAAACTACTCCAAACATCTTGACCCGCAAGTTTGTTTATCTGTCTTTTTGCACCGTTTGCATGATTCATAATATCTTGACGATACAATTCTTTGACTTGTTGCTCAGACATTGGCGTTGTTCTATCTACTTTTACAAGTCTACCACCAATGAACACGCCACCAGCTGCTTGCTCTTTATCAGTTAATTTGTGTCCAATACCTACTGTGTCTGTTCCGCCTTCCGGACTAGCGTAAGTCGTTGTTCTAAAACCCTCACGCCTTTTCTTACGCTCAAATTCCATGTCAACATATTCTTCAAGCGTTTTGGGCATACCCGTAGGATTTTGATTTACGGGTCGTGAGGGTGAAGGTGAAGGTGACGGACTCGGTGCGGGTGCAGGAGCTGGTGAAGGTGCTGGTCCAGAAGATGGTGCTGGTGGTGGACTTGGTGATGGTGCTGGGCCAGTTGGTCTGTTTGTTTTATCTGGCGTCATTGCATCATAAGCAGTATAAGCAACCGCTGTAGTTACGCCTAAACCAATAACATTGCTTGGTGTCAGAAGATTTCTTACAGAGAATCCCTTTTTTCTGCCTGGTACATCGGAGCCTTTTCCATCTTTACCAGGCATACCACCGCCACCACCGCCACCTAAACCAGCGGCTTTCATACCTATTCCTTGCAATGCACCGATAAGGACATACATACCAGCTTGTAGAATTGCAGTCGCTACTGCTAATCCAATAAGTGCTTGCTTCAGTGTAACTTTTCCACCTTCCCATTCAAATACAGGCATGTTCATTACTTCACCAATAAAATTCATGATTGCATTTGCAATGAACACAAACTGTTCTTTCAGTTCAGCACTTTTCAACATATTCTGACCGGCTTTTAAAGTGCCAACGATTACGTCTTTAATAACCAAGAATACACTCATTGCGCCTTCTTTTATCGCATCTGAATTTTCTGATAAAAGATTTTTAGTTACGGTGTATGCGGCTTTAATAGCATTTGCAATTCCACTGATGATTGCTACAATAACGCTACTAATTGTTTGCTGATTTTCAGGATCACTTACAAACTTACTGAAGAAGTTTGCGCCAGCAACAATAGCATCACCAATAAATTTGAAAACAGATTTTGCTAGATTGAAGATTGAATCTATAACTGCTTGATCATTTAATATATTCCGAATAAAAGACATTCCCTTTTGGAGAACATCGGATATATTAATGATCAATTTTTTGGTTAATTCTGTAATAGTGCCCATAACATCAGACATATTCAGAATCTTTGAGATTCCTATTGACGCAAGACCAATAAGAGCAAATTTAAAAATACCAGACAAAACATCTTTTACCATTTCCAAAAAAGATTTTTTATCTTCTTTGACCATGTTTTTTTCAACTTTTGTCGGACCTTTTTTATACTTTGCAGCATAATCATCTGCTCTCTGTCTTTGACGAGCAACTGCACTGGCTTTCTTTTCATCTTCAAAAAGTTTGGTTAATTTTAAAACGCCGACTTTTAGTAGAGAAACGTCCTTTGCAAGAGATGTGATCATCTCCTTGTTAGTCATTTTTGACGATATTGGTGACGTTTTTTTAGTTGGAGTTACCATTTTTATTTACCAGCTTGTCTTCTTTCTTCTTTTACTCTTTCCGCTTCTTCGTTCAAATGTTTGATTAACAGATCAATATAAACCTGTCTCTCCCAAGGTATCAAATTATCCAATTCAGTCAAACTATATTTGTGATGTTGCATCAAAGCAAAATTAGTTTGAAAGTAATTACCTAATGTCTCATGACTAAATGTTATGCGAAAAAACTTTGGACGCCTTCCAAAGTGATGTCTTCGTCGTATCCACACTTATCGCAGTGGAAATGAACGTCTTTTTTCAGTTTAGGTAACGATGTGAAAAACGCAGACAGTTTTTCTAAATCACCCTGTTTCATATTTTCAACAAATTCTATTAACTCTTCTTTTCTGGTATCTTTGGCGTAATAGACTTGCTCATCATCATAAATGTAATCAATACATGAAACAATTACATTCAAAATTTGTTGCATATCTTGAGTATCAAGATCATTAGTATCAATTGAACCAAATGTTGGATACTTTAGAACGACACCAACTTTATCTGTAATCTGTATCTTGTTAGAGTGGTTTTCATTTCTAGTTGGACTAATCTCCAAAACATTGACATCAATCTTTACTAAGTTGCCACACTTTTGTTCTTCATCTTTTACCACTACATTGTTGTTGCAATTAAACCTCAAATTCACAACTTCACCAATTGATCTTGCACGAAGTTGTAGAAACAAGTATTCAATATCAAAAGTTGCCATGTTTTCAATATCAATATCATCCAACACACAATTTCTCAGAACTTGTTTGATGGCGTTAATAGTATCTTTGGGCTCATTTGTTTCTGCTGCCATCAAAAATATTTTCTGCTCTTTTACCAGAAAGGGTCTAAATCTGATTGTCTGATTATTAGAAATTAGTGTCGTTTCGTAAATGGGTACGTCTATTTTGGGTAACATAATATCCTCACTTTAATTAAAAAATTGCTCTTGTAACTGCTCCTGCCCCACCCTGAATAGCTGATGTAATAATATTACCAATATCATACTTGCTATCAAGGATTGGCACGTATCTTCTATATGCAAATTGAATGCTTAAACGATGAAAACCATCATCACTCCAAGATAGTTGTTGTGATGCGATGTTTATTGGAAATGCATCAATAAATTTTACAGCAAAAATCTGTTTGACATCATCGTTATATTGTTTGACTGTAATTTCAGTCATGTACTTTGTGTTTTGACCTTTTGGAAAACGCATGTTATATGTGTCTGTTGGCATGATTGCTTCTGTCCAACGCTCAAATAGCTTTCTCTCATAGAAGTCGTTTGTGCAAACAAACGTTAAAGTTGTTTCACCATATTGAACTTGATATGGAATTTTGTAAGTTGGTCCATAAATTTTTACATCTTCAGTTACAAAACTTTTGCCAGGCAATTCTGCTGACTCACACTGGAGAGCAAGATATCTTGTCATGCCCGGATTTGCGCCAAAGTTTTCACCCTGTCTTCCTAGAGCAGAGTTAATCGCACTGCTCACATCGGACATAATTGAATTGGGAAAATTCAGAATTCTTTCAATCAAAGAATTACTAATGTATTCTCCGATATATGGAGGTATCGGCAAAATAACTTCAAATCTGTTTGTCCTTGCAAGACCTTCTTTTGCATTGACGTTAGATAAAAATGCGTTAGGTGAAAATGACATTAAAATTGTTCCTTTGATTCCATCCAGACTTTATTTTTTCGTTCTTTAGCAAACTGTTCAACTGGCAATAACGCTGCAATGTCCCATTCGTCGGCGGTAATTTCTAAAAACTTAGATTGAACGTATGCAAATAGGTATCGCTTAATGCAGGGTGTAGCTTCAAATATTCTTGATGCAGATTTTAGATATTCGTAACTAATCTTTAACTTCGTTGTTTCATCGTAATCGTGATTATTCAGAATTGTGCTAAGTTTGTCCAGCAGTATTATTCTGTGCTTTGGACTAATATAGTGTAAGTTGATTCCGATAAATCCATCAGGAAGTCTTTTGATGGGAATTACCAGAGGAAATCTATCATAATACGGTAACGTGTCTTTAAGCTTAGGATCATAGAAGTAAAAATACATTCTACCGATTAAAGACTTATTACGCAGTCGCATACGATCACGCATGAAGTCTTTCCTAGAAACACGCAGATTTATCATCTTTGTTTTTAGCCACTGCCGAGCGATTCTTGTGCGTGGTTCTAGACCCTCTTTTGCAAGAGATTCTTTGATTCTGTCTATCAGTTTTTTTGCCATCAACTATTTAGCTTAGATTCCTAGGTCTTTCTCTGTCAGAATCTGGAATTTCCAACCACGTTCTTGGCAAAACTCATCGGCTGCTTTCCATTTTTGTTGATTGACAATATATGTGTATGATTCTTGAAGATACTTTTTTGTCTTTTTGGTCTGTTTTGGCGGTTGGGTTTGACACTCTGGTTTTACTTCAATGATATATGTCATTACGGTATTGTCTTTTTTCTTGACCTTTGCTATAAAGTCTGGAAAATAACGATGGTATTTTTTGTCTACCGGATTATAATATGGTATATGGAGTTC